GCCTCACAAAACGCACCACACAAACACCACGAAAAATCTATGCAGATTCCAGGGCGCAAGAAACAAGCCAGGAGTGTCGCAAAAAAGCGAACAAACAAAAAGCCATTATAAAATGGCTTAACTAAACTGGAGCCTCACGAAGAGGCTACCACTAAAGAAAGTGAAATATGCTACAATACTGATAACACTATCTATTATAACAAATATATGTTAAAAAGTCAAATAACGGCTTAATTCTTGAAGTACAATATTCTTTACTTTTTGATTGTCAAAACATAAACGAGCTAATCTATAATGCTCTATTACGCTTTTAATTAAAGGGCTATTTCTAACACGAATTAAAATTGATGATTCTGTATGGTCTTTTGTATTTAAAGCATAACGAACAGGACAGTTCGGATCGTAATCATCACTTATAAACATAAAGCCATTTTTATAGTCATTCCATACTCGGTAACATTTTCCGTTTAATATAAGTATAAAATAAAACTTGCTCCATTTTTCTTTTTTATGAATAAAAGCTTTTGAATCTCTTAAGAATTCATTGTCTATTGCATATCTTCCGTAGTCAGTACCTTCGATTAATTTTCCAAAGCGAGAAGCTTTTTTTATTTCTCTGTAATTTTCATTTTTAATATAATTTACAAGTATAGAGCCATCTTTAAATAAAGCTATATCACTATTATAAGGAAGTGAAAGATTAAAGTAAGTAAAATATGGATTTGTTATGGAAATAGCATTTCCTAACATAAAGACTTTAATATCACGTAAACGCCCGATTGTTTCTATGATGTCGAGGAACTGTTCGACTTCATTTTGTAAATATCTATAACATCCTTTATCAATTATAAACTCATCAAAAACAATAGTTTTAACTTTTGCAAAGCTAGTAGATTTTAAAATATTCGCTGTACTTAAAGGCAAAGCATAACCTGCTATTTTATCATTAATATAAAAAATATTATTTTTAACTTTGAACTTTGCTTCTGGGAATTCATTATTTGCTATAATATCATCGAAAAACTTAGGAACGCTTGATTTGAGTTCGGTTTTATATCTTCTTAAATAAACAAACTCTTCGCCTTTTTTAATAAATCTATTAATAACGTGCTTCTTTCCAGAATAAGACTTTCCGCATCCTCTTTCTCCAATGATAAAATTAATTAAAGCATTGAAAGAAAGTACACGCTGCAAAGTGTAATAAAAAGGTTTATTTAAAATATCATTGTTTAAAACATTTTCCATTCTAACTCCTAAATAAAAAGAAGTAATTATATAAAATATTGAAACACTCCATCACGAGATAATTAAAAGGATACGCTCTTCACGTTGATGACACCTTTTATATTATTTCAATTTTAATTTTATATATCACTTCAAAAATAGTTTGATTCAGCCATAACTGAATCTAACTATATTATAGCATAAAATAAGTAAAATTACAATTGTTTACATTTTTTGAAACTTTTTTAAAAAAAGTATTGCATTTTGTATTTTTTAAGAGTATAATTATATATGTAAGTTAGGAGGAGAGTATGAAAAAGTTAATTAAAAAATTAAGTGCTTATTATATAATGGGAGTATTTGCTTTAAGTCCTATACTATTTATAATTATGTATGTAACATATACAGAGCAAATTATTGCTCCTATTATATTAATGTTATTATTCATAAGCGCTTATTTTGTATTTGTTGAGGAGGATTAAAAAATGAAGCCAGGAGATATTGTAAACTTTAAATATAAAGATAGTGAGAAGTTAGGTTATATTATATTTATGTTTAATGATTTTATTCATATAAAAAGTATGAATGGAAAGTATCAATATTATGTTAGTAAGAAAGACATAATAACAATAATTTAAAAAATAAAAAAGGAAGTGGAAAAATGAAAGAAGAAAAAAATTATATTTTAAAAGCAGGAAGTTTTTACTTATCAACTTTGGATGTTGATTTTGGAGAAATAGAAACAGATTTTATTTCAAAAATTATATTTGTAACTAAGGGAAACGGAGAACTAGTTTTTAATGATAAAGAACAAGCAGAACTATTTGCAAAGAAAATATTTATTAACTTAGGATTAGCTTGTAAAGTAGTGGAGGATGTAGATTATGAATAATTATTATATTGATAAACAGAATAATTTAACTGAAGAAATAAAAGATGCTGTAAGAACTATGAATCAAAATGTTATAGAGTTAAGTCGTGAAAATTATTACTTGCAAAGTAAAATTAATGAAATAAAAAATTATATTGAAAGTTTTAATCTAAATGCTGTATATAAAGATAGTGAAAATTATTATGCTTGTTTAGTAGAACTTAAACAAATGTTGGAGGATACAGATGAATAAGAACTTATTAATAAAAGGAGATTATAAAAATTATTTATTTGAAAATAGTTTTGATTTTATTCTTGCAGATATACCTTACAACATTGGAGCGGATGCTTATGCTTCAAATCCTCAATGGTGGAAAAACGGAAACGTTAAAGAGGGTTATAGTGAAAAAGCAGAAAGTAAGTTTTTTGAAAAAGATGAGAACTTCAACATTGAAGAAATGCTTCAATATATATATATTTAAGTTTAAAAGAAAATGGAAAAGCCCTTCTCTTTTGTAGTATTGAGGAGTTAAGTTTGATAATATCTTTATATAAAAAATACAAATTCAAAAAATATACTCCGCTAGTATTTATAAAAAACAATAGTGCTGAAGTTTTAAAAAGTAATATGAGAGTTTTAGGAGCTTGTGAATATGGTATAATATTATATAAGAACAAACTAGGAACTTTTAACAACGAAGGAAAACAAATAAAAAACTGGTTTAATTTAAGAATAATACAAAAGAAACAACATCCAAATGAAAAGCCAGTTGAACTTTTAGAAAGTTTAGTCAAATTATTTACTAATAGAGGAGATGCAGTTTTAGATTTCTGCATGGGTAGTGGTACAACAGGATTAGCTTGTATTAATACCGATCGAAACTTTACAGGGATAGAAATAGAAGAAAAATATTACAATATAGCAAAGGAGCGAATCAATGGAGATACATCTTTATAAAATATTAAAAAAGAATAAACATAAACTTACACGACAACAATATAACACTATAAAAGGACAGATTAAAGCTAGAGATTATGAGGGAGCGATGAAGGGAATGAATCGTTTAATATGAAAAATAAAATAAAAGAGAAGTTCAACAAATTATTAGATGTTATAGTATATAAAGAACAAATAAAGTATTTACAAAAGAAAGTAAAAGAACTTGAAGAAGAAAGAAAGCCTTTAATTGATTTAAAAAATAAATACTTAAGCGACTTGAGATGTAAAAATCTAGAAATAGGAAGATTAAAAAAGAAAGTTGATGAGCTTGAGGAAACAATACTTAATTTATATGGAAAGTTAGAAAACAAAAATATTTATAACTTAGATATAAAAGATATGAGTATAACATATAAAGGAGATAAAGAAAATGAATAAAATATATTTACTTATTTATAGTAAGCCACGAAAACAACAATTTTTTAAATATTTTAATAGTATAAGAGAAAAAGAAAAATATAAAAGAAAAATAAAATATGTAAAAGACTTGTTTATTGTGGAGGATTCATGCGATATTGTATATTATTAATAATTATATTATTTTTTAGTTTTGTTTTAACTTTAATATCATTATTTATTTATTGTTGTTTTAGAATATCAGGGGAGATTTCAAAGAAGGAGGAATCTACTCATGAGGAGAAAATACGAAATAAGCGACAAAGCTTTTAATGTTTATACAAATTCAACTATTAAATGTAAACATTGTGGACATTCTTTACTTTTTGGAAATAAAGAAAAAATAATATGTAATCATTGCGGTTATTATGTTTATAGAAATAGTAAAATTGAATTTAAACATAAGATGCAACAAGAAAGATTAAAACACTAACGATTTAGTTAGTGGAAGGGAAACGATATTCTCCTATTTATTCGTTTGAAAGTCTTTTTCATTCATCGTTTCCCTCCTACTGATTAAATCAGTAGAAAGGAGGAAAAATGCTAAAAATAGTTATTCAAGTTAAAGAAGAAAAAGAAAACAATGTTAAAATATCAATAAAACAATTAACAGAAAAAGAGTTCAACAATTCTTCACAACTTGAAAAAATAGCTGCAAGTGAGATTAAAAGTGCTATTGATGCAGCTATAATGATGTTAAAAAATAGCAAGAAAGAAGGGATAGAAAATGAGAAAAAAAGTTGAAGAAAAGAAAGAATTTAATCTTGAAGAAGCATTCGCTTTATGGAAACAAGAAGGAAAAAACGGAGAATATTTAAAAGGAAAAACTACATCTGAATGTGGAGATACTGAAATCTGGGGATTTTATGCAAAAGAAAAGAAAAACGAAAAGCAGCCAGATTTAACAATATGTAAGAAGCTAGACAATGGAAAGATGGAAGAAATAGCTGTTTTGTGGGAAACTGAAAACAAAGATAAAAAAGGTAAACATCTATATGGAAGAACAAGCGAAAAAGAAAATATAATCGGTTTTTATAGTGATGGCACAAATAATCGCCCTTATATAAAAGCATATTTTCAGGAGTAAAAGGAGTAAAGATGAAAAGCAAAAGAGGTATATATTACAACTTAAAAGAGAGTGATTATATTGCTAAAATTGATAACTTTACATTTGTATTTTCATCTTTATTTTATTTAAGTTTATTCAAACAAAATCTTGAAGAATATATTCAGTACGAACAGAATAGGTTAAATCAAAAAATAAATACAGATATAAACTTAAAAGAGGTAATATTATTAAATCATTATAAGAAAATAGAAAAAAGGGGATTCTTGGTATATTATAAAAATAAGGAAATAAAAGATTATAATTTTATTGTTAATCTAGAAATGAGGTAAACATGGCGATTAGATATAATAAACAACTTAATACTTCAATTAATAATATAGTAAGAAACTATAACGCTAAAATTAAACGACTTGAAAAAGTAGAAGAGGAACTTTATCTTCCAGAACTAACAAGCGTTAAAGAAATAAAAGAAGCTGCTACAAGTAGAAAAGAACTTAATAGGATGCTATCCGATCTGAAGCGTTATAGTGAAAGAGGAATGGAAAAAACAGTTCGCTTTTCTTCAGGTTTAGAAATGAGTAAGTATCAAAGTGAAACTTTAAAAAGAAACTTAAGAATAGCGAAAGCAAAAACTACGAGGCAGTTAAATCAATTTACGAGTACTCCTATTAAAGTTTTTGGAATTCCTCAAAACACACCTCATGAGTATGATGAAGCATTTCTAAACTTAAAAGCTCAAAGAGAAAAGTTAAACAAAGATATATCACAACTAAATAAAAAAGAACTTGAAAGACTAGAAAGCAACATTGAAGATGTTTTATATAGTGAAGAAAGAGAACTTCAATATAAGGAAAATTGGATTGATATGATTGATAAACTTTCTTATTATGGAGAAATAGACAAAGAGAAAAAAGAAGAAATAATCAATCGTATTAAAAATATAAGCCCTTCTAATTTTACAAAACTATACAGGAATGAGAAGTCTATTAAAGCACTTCAAGAACTATATAGGGATTTAGTAAGAAATAAATCAATGGTAGATGATGAACTAACAAGCGACATCCAGGATGTTATGAGTAACTTTTATTCTAACTTAGATATTATTTTAAAAGATTATGAATAAAAGAAAGAGTAAAAAGTTTACTGCTGATTTTGAAACTTCAACTCCTATATGGTACGAGAAAGATGGATTTGCTAGAGTATGGGCATGGGCTATTTGTGAAATAGGAAATACTGAAAACTTTATTTATGGAAACAATATCGATGAGTTTATGAAGTTTTGCGAGGGCAAAGCGAACTATACTTTTCTATTTCACAATCTAAAATTCGATGGGCAATATATAATTGATTGGCTTTTTAGAAATGGTTTTACTTTAATAAAAACAAAAGAAGAAATAAAAGATAAAACTTTTACAACTTTAATAAACGACATGGGACAGTTTTATAACATAATAGTTTATTTTAGTATTAAAGGACATAAAACAAACAAAGTAACTTTTGAAGATTCTCTAAAATTATTAAACTTTAGTGTTGAAAAGATAGCTAAAGATTTTGACCTTCCGATTAGAAAGTTAGAACTTGATTATAATACTTATAGAGAAATAGGACACGAACTAACACCGCACGAAGTTGACTATATAAGAAACGATGTAACAATAATGGCTCAAGCTTTAAAAATTATGTATGATGAAGGACTTGACAGACTAACAATTGGAAGCTGCGCTTTAAATAATTTTAAAGATAATACCAAAGATTTTAGAAGTCTTTTTCCTGTACTTCCTACTGAAGTACATAATGCAATAAAAAACTCATACAAAGGCGGATTCACATATTTAAATCCAATTCATAAAGATAAAATAATTAATGATATTATGGTTTTAGATGTTAATTCTCTTTATCCTTCAGTTCAAAGGAATGAACGCCTTCCTTATGGAGTACCGATTGAATATAAAGGAAAATATAAAAAAGATATTTTATATCCTTTATATATTCAAGTTATAAGTTGCTCTTTTGATTTAAGAGAAGGAAAGATTCCCACTATTCAATTAAAAAATAATTTAAGCTTTATACCAAATGAATATTTAACTTCAAGCGAAGGAAAAATCGTAACTTTAACTTTAACAAGTATAGACTTACAACTATTTTTAAAACATTATAGAGTGCATGATTTAATATATCATTATGGATTTAAGTTTAAGAGTTTAAAAGGAATATTTTCAAATTATATAGACTTCTGGACTAAAGAAAAAATAAACGCTAAAAAATTACATAATAGTAGTAAATATCTTATCAGCAAATTAATGATGAATTCGCTCTATGGTAAATTCGGCACTTCTAACTATGTAAGAAGCAAGTTTCCTTATTATGAGGATGGAATAGTACACTATGAAATGGGAGAGCTTGAAGAAAAAGAGCCTGTCTATCTTCCGATTGCGTCCTTTATCACTTCATACGCTAGGAAGAAAACAATTGAAACATCTCAAGCAATAAAGGACTATTCTATTGAAAAATACGGAAAAGATTTTTATATCTATTCGGATACTGATTCTATACACATGATTAAGCTTCCAGAAGAAGAGTTAAAAAAGTTTGTTGAAGTAGATGATTACGAACTAGGAAAATGGAAAATTGAATCCGATCATATTATAAGAGGTAAGTTCATTCGACAGAAATGTTATATTGAGGAAGATGAGGAAGGAATCCACGCAACAATTGCAGGACTTCCAAAACAACTTGGAAAATATATAACTTTTGAAAACTTTCAAGAAGGTTTTTCAATTAAAGCTGATGACTTAGAGAAGGAGCATAAACTTGGTTATAAAAAAGTAAGAGGGGGAGTTTTACTTGTAGATACTGATTTTACAATAAAATAAGCCCTCTTTTTTAATTATTCAATTTATGGTATAATTATACTAAGAAAGGAGTTTTTAATATGAACGATTTAATAACTTTAATTGTAAATAACGGAATAGGAGTTGTATGCGTTGCATATCTTATTTATTTTCAATCAACTTCTATGAAACAAATGTTAAGCACTTTATCATCTATAAATGAACGCCTTATTTTAATTGAAGAAAAACTAGGATTAGGGAAGTGATTTTATGTTATCAATAAAAGAAAGACAAAAAGAACTTAAAATCTTAGGATACTATAAAGGCGAGATTGATGGAAAAGAAGGAAAACTAACAAAAGAAGCATATAGGAAGCTACAAAACGATTACTTCTTCAGGAAGAAAGACAAAGATGGAATATACGGAAATAATACAGATAAATTATTGCAAAGTGTTTATAATGTTAAAATAAGTTGTATTAACTTTGATATTAAAAAAGATAAAATGTATTGCAGATGTAAAGGTAAATATTGCACAGGTTATCCTGCTATTATTAATCAAGATTTAATTCGAAACTTACAAGCAATAAGAAATAAATACGGAAAAACAACTGTAACAAGTTTACTTCGTTGCAAAGAGTGGAATAAAAAACAGGGTGGAAGTACTAATTCAAAACATTTAAAAGGCGAAGCCGTAGATTATAGAAACTCTAAATGTTTAACTTTAAAAGGTAGAAAAGAAGAAATAAATTACTGGTTTACTTTACATAATCCAAATTATTCATATTGTAATGGGTATTATAGAAAAGGAAAAACTTCAGGAGTTAAAAAAGCAAAAGGAATGGGAATAAGTATTCATGGTGATGTAAAATGATGAAGAGAGTTTTTCAAAGAAGAGAAACAGCTCCTTCTGCAACAGATAAACATTGGATTAAAACAACTCATGGAGGTTATAACAAATGCATTGTAATAGATAATGTTACTGGAAGCGTGCTTCCTAACTGTACAGGTTACGCCTGGGGAAGATTTCTTGAAGAAAATGGAATAACAGATTGCAATCTTTCACGAGGTGATGCCGAAATATGGTTTTCAAATCTTTTAGATGGTTATGAAAGAGGACAAACTCCAAAACTAGGAGCTGTTATTTGTTGGAGTAGTACAGGCTCAGGCGGACATGTTGCTATTGTTGAAAAAATAGAACGTAACGGCGACATATTAACTTCAAATAGTGCTTATGGAGGAACAAGATTTTATATGAATACTTTAAGCCCTCCTGACTACAACATGGGAAGTGCTTATTCTTTTCAGGGCTTCATATATCCTATTTATGATTTTATAGATGAAGCTGACTTAAATAAGTTAAGGAAAAGAAAGTTTCCATGGGTATTATATGCACGTAAGTTTAGAGCTCACAAACGATAGTTTGATAATTAATTAAAAATATGTTATAATAAAGGAGGTAAAATTATGCAAGATAATGATTTGCAACAAATAATTGATTCGATTAGTGAAAAAGTTGGAAAAGAAAATTCAGCCTTAATCGCAGATGATATTGGAAAACTTATAACTATTAATAGTAGCATAGTTGATAAGATAAAAGAGAAGGATACTGAAATATCAAGACTAACAGACACTAACGAAAAGTTAATTGTTGCTAACGGAAATCTTCTTCAATCTATCCCTATGGGAAAAGAAGAAAAGAAAGAAGAAAAACAAGAAGAAAACGAGCGTAAAACTACCAGTTTAAAAGATTGCTTCGATTCACGTGGCAATTTTAAAAAAATGTATTAAAAAATAAGGAGGAATTAAAATGGATGGACTTGTAACAAGTTTAAACAAATTAAGAGAGTTATCAAGTGATTTGTATCACAAATACGTACCAATCATTGATGATTCAACTGATATTTCAAAGTTCGCAGAGCCAATCTTAACTGTACCTGAAGTATACAATGAATTCTGCGATGCTTTAGTAAACAGAATAGTTTACACACAATTTCAAATTAAAAGCTTTCGTAATCCTTTAGTAGTACTTGAAGGAGATAGAATTCCATTAGGATACGCAGGACAAGAAGTTTATGTAAATCCTCAAAAAGGAAGAACTTACAATGCTGCTGATTTTGCAGGACTTTTGATTAACTACGAAGCTGATGTGAAGGTACAGTATATGGCTATCAATAGCGATGTGCAATATCCTGTAACTTTCTCAAGACAACAATTAAAGAAAGCTTTTGTTTCTTGGGGAGATTTAGAAGCATTTATTGATGGACTTTCTAACGCTTTATACAACGGAGCATTTATTGATGAGTTTAGATTCACTAAATTAATTGTAAGTGATGCTTATAAAGATAATAAAGCTCAAATTATAAGTAACTTATCAGCTGTAAGTGATGGCGACACAGGAAAAGCTTTTGTTGAAAAATGTAGAGAGTTATTTCTTAACTTTCAACTTCCATCAACTCAATACAATGCTTGGAGCAAAGTAGGAGGAGAAGGAAAGCCAGTAACAACATGGACTAATCCAGAAGATATTGTTATTTTAGTAAGAAGCGACATCAGAGCAAAACTTGATGTTTTAGTAGAAAGCATGGCTTTTAATATCGATAAATCAACTTTACTAGGAAATATTATAACAATCGACAACTTCAACGCTTATGATGATGATGGAACTCAAGTTTTCGATGGAAGTGCTATTTTAGGAGGTATTTTCGATAAATCGTGGTTTAGAATTAAAAGACAAGACATGTTCATGGATAGCTTCTATAATCCAAACAACAGAAGCATTCAATATTACTTAAATGTAGTAAAAATGTATAATTATTCATTATTTGCTAACGGAGTAATTCTTGCAACTGCTGCTCCTACTTCTCATATATCAAGTATGAAGTTTAAAGAAACTTCAGCAGAAGTTACAACAGGAGGAGATGCAATAACTCTTCACTTAGATGTAACACCTTTCTATGCAAATGATAGTGTAACATTTACATCTTCAAGTGCTAAAGCAACTGTAACTAAAGTTGATGATAGAACTGTTACTGTTACACCTCAAGCAACTGGAACAGCAGGAAGTGCAACAATTACAGCTTCAGCTCAAAGCGGAGCAGTTACTTGTACTTTAAGCGTAACAGTAAATGCTGCTGCTGGAGCTTAATATTTTATAAATTAAGGGAGGGAAGTATCCCTTCCTTCTTTTTATAAATAGGAGGTAAAAATGGAAGAAAGATACACTGATATAAGACTTGTAAAAGTACCAATTGAAATCGATAATAAAAATCAATTGACTTTTTCAAATAAAACAGCACAATATAATTATTTTAATAGTTGTACTCATATAGAACTAGAAGATTCAAGTTATCAACGTAAGGATAGTACAGTACGCTATCCAGGACATATTGATGACTTAATAGGTTATAATTATTGTATGTATAAAAATACTTCCTACTCAAATAAATGGTTTTATGCTTTTATTACTGAGATGCGTTATATAAACGATGAGATGACACTTATCACAATAAAGACAGATGTATGGCAAACTTGGTTTGATGATATTGAAATAAAAAAATGTTTTATTGAAAGAGAACACGTAAACGATGATACTGTTGGACTTCATACTATACCTGAACAACTAGAAACTGGAGATTATATTTGTTCTGGAACTACTTCTTTATATAGTGTTAATGAGTGTTATATTGCTATAAGTTGCGCTGACCTTCCAGGCGACATGGGAAAAGGAACAGCTCTTCAATATAATGGCGTTTATAGTGGAACAGAAACTTTACTTTTTGATGGAGCTCAAGGAGCTACTAACTTTATTAAAGCTTGTGATGATGATGAAAAAGATTTAATATCAGCTATTGTTTCAATTTACTTAGTACCTACGGAATTATTTACAGGACTAACTCTAAATTGGCAAACTCCTACTGTTAATGGACACACTTTCAAATATACAAGAATTCCTACAAGTACCGATGCAGTATTAATGGCTACAAGTGGAACTATTACTTCCCCTTCTACTATTGATGGTTATACTCCAAAAAATAATAAATTAAAAGTACATCCTTATAATTATTTTTACGTTACTAATAACGTTGGAAGTGATGTACCATTTAGATATGAAGAGTTTGTAAACAATAGTGCTTCATTTAAAACTTTTGGAAGCTTAACTCCTGGATGCTCAATGCGAACTATACCTTTAAATTATAAAAAATTAAGCGATACAAACTCAAGCTCAAAAAGTTTTAATTCAGGCATAGCTGTTGGAAAACTTCCGATCTGTTCGTGGAATAATGATACATATACAAATTGGCTAACTTCTAATAGTGTAAACTTAGGATTTAAAGCGGTAGGAGGAATCGCTGGAATAGTTGGAGGAATAGGGCTTGCAGCTTCAGGCTTCGGATTAGCAGCTGGAGCAGGAATGATTGCTGGAGGAGTTGGACTTATAGCTGACAGCGTAAAAGAAATATATAATCACTCCTTAACACCTGACCAGGCACAGGGAAACACAAACTCAGGAGATGTTACTTTCTCAAGTGGACATCTAGAAGTAAAAGCTTATAAGATGACAATAAGAGCAGAATATGCTCAAGTAATTGATGAATTCTTCTCAATGTTCGGTTATAAAGTAAATAGAGTAAAACTTCCTAACATAACAGGGCGTACAAATTGGAACTATGTTAAAACAATAGATTGTAATATTCATGCTTTTATACCTCAAAAGGATGCTATTGAAATAAAAAATATGTTTAATTCTGGAGTTACTTTTTGGCATAATCCATCAACTTTCTTAGATTATAGTCAAACAAATTCAATCGTTAGTTAATAAAAATATGAAGGGAGGATGTTATTGTGGGAAAGAAAATAAAAGCAAATTCAAGAGAGTTTTTCGAAAGTTTATATAATAATCAAGCAACTTATGCAGATTATATGAATAGACTTAAAAAAGTAGCAACTTCTATCTTTGAATGGGTTAATCTTCCAGATTCTATGAATGCAAGATACTTAGAAGAAACTTTATTCTATTATGGAATGGCTGCTTTACTAAAAGATGAAAATTATGGATTTATAAATACAAGATGCGCTAGTAACGGTGTTATAAATATATACGGACTACCTACCTCGTTAAACTGTTTTAGTTTTGACTTTTCAAGAAGTAAAAAACTTTATACAGGAGTAAACTTAAATAGTGATGAAGATGATACTTGTATATTGGTTATGAATAATTGGGACAGAATTCCTACTGTTGCTACTATACAATTATTTGCATATAGACTTTACGAAGCGGAAACTACCGCTTTAACAAATATACGAGCACAAAAGACACCTATTTTAATAACAGTAGATGAAACTCAAAGACTGATGATGGAAAATATGTATTCACAATATGAAGGAAATCGCCCTGTAATTTTTGGCGATAAGAAACAACTTCAAGATGGAGTTATTAAAGCTATAAAAACAGACGCTCCTTTTATTGCTGATAAAGTAATGGACTATAAAAAAGAAATATGGAATGAAGCATTAACATACTTAGGAATTAATAACATAATGATAAATAAAAAAGAAAGACTTATCACTGATGAAGCTAACTCAAATAATGAACTTATTAATATGAATCTTCAATCTTTCTTAGTACCACGTATTGAAGCCTGTAAGCAATTCAATAAAAAATATGGACTTGAAGGAACAGACAAAGAGATTAGTGTTAGAGTTAGAAGTGATTTGTTAAATACAATAAAAAGAGAACTTTCCATTACTAAGGAATATAACGATGAAGAAGTAAAGGAAGTGATGGAAGATGAGTAAATATACAATAGAACTTCGTACAATTTGCGACTTATATGGAAGAAGCGAAGTTGAATCTTGGTTTAAGGATTATAATCTAAGCTACTATTTAAAACAAGATGAGATTGCTTCAATAGAAGAAGCTGGACTTTGGAACAAAGACAGATTGGCTACTAAAATCGTTGACCATTATTTTATGAGAGAAATCGGACTTGAAACTCCATGGCTTTTTAGACATTATGCAAAAGTTTTTATGCAAGAAATAATGGAAAGAAAACTTCCTTTAATTTACTCAATAAGCATAAAATACGATCCGTTAGTGAATGTTGATTTCACAGAAACTTATCAAAGAAATATAGAAACAAACGGAAACTCAACAAACAATGCTTCTGGATTAAGCGTTGCAAGTGATACACCTCAGGGCTTAATTAATAAAAATAAAATACTTTCAGGAGCTTATGCTTCTTCAACTGGAGCAAGTGAAAGCGAATCTTCAAGTCAAGATTCAAATTTAACGGATGAAAATTATACTAAAAGAGTTAAAGGGAATAGTGGAGTAAGTGCAACCGCACAAAGGATGGTACAACAATATAGAGAAAATATAATCGCAGTTGATGAAGAAATAATAAACGAATTAGACAAGCTTTTCATGGGCTTGTATTAAAAGGAGGTAATAATGATAAATGTTGAAAAATTAAATCCTTTTGGAAGAATGTGTGTTTCTCTTGGAATGCTTCCTTCTTCTTATAAGGAAAGCTTAACTTATGAAGAACAATTACTTTGGTTTTTTAAATATCTTGATGAAAAAGTAATCCCTACTTTAAATAATAACGCTGATGCTATAATTCAATTACAATCTTATTATAATGAATTAAAAACTTATGTTGATGAATACTTTGACAACTTAGATGTACAAGAAGAAATAAATAACAAACTAGATGACATGGCAGAAAGCGGAGAATTAACAGAAATAATCGCTCAGTATTTACAACTTGCTGGAGTGCTTGCTTACGATACTGTTGCAGATATGAAAGCAGCAGAAAACTTGGCTTCTGGAAGTATTACTAAAACTTTAGGTTATTATTCAATAAATGATGGAGGAAGTGCAAGTTATAAAATTAGAACTATAACAAACGAAGATGTTATTGACAACATGACTATAATTCCTCTAACTAATAGCGAAACTTTAATCGCTGAGTTAATCGTTCCTGATACTATTGTTCCTCAAATTTTAGGAGCAAGAGCAAATTCAAGTTATGATGATACTTTAGTCCTAAATAAAGCGTTTGAAATAGCAGGAAATAAAGAAGCAGCTATTCAACTAAAAGGACAATATTATATAAAAAGTCCTTTAACAATTAATAATCAAACAAGCGTTGTTTGCTATGGCTCAAAAGCAACAATTGGAACTTTACTTCAAGAACAAAACAATTCTTTTAGTAATATAATTTTTACTAATACAGGTTATATTGAAATAACTGGAGTAACAAATGTTACTTTTCAAAATATATGTTTTAGTGGAACAAATAAAGCAATTATATTTAAATCTTTTAGAAATAGACTTCTAAACTGTAGCTTTAATGGTTTTGATACTGCTATATCTGTAGAAGATGGCACAAACTGGAATGGCGAAAATAAAATTGTAGATTGTTGTTTTAATTCAGTAACTAAATGTATAGTTTTAAATTCAGGAAGTGATGGCGATATTACAGGTTGTTTAGTAGATAGTAAATGCACTTCTTTTATAACAGGAGGATTTGATTCAGGTTATAAAATAGAAAACAATCACGATTATTCACAAACAGGAAGTATTATAAAAGGAAATAATACTCAATTAATAGGAAACTATATTGATGGCTTTAATAAGTTAGTAATAAGTGGAAATGGAGGATTCACAATAGTAGGAAATCAATTCCTAGGAGTTGCTCCAGAATCTGGAACTCATAAAGCAATAACTTTTACTAATCAAAATAGTATTGTTTCAGGAACTATTACAGGAAACTCTCTAATTTGTGATAATAACAATAGCACAAATGATTATTTATATTTCTTAGATATAACTGCTCCATCATTTTTTAGTTATGTAACTATTTCAGGAAATAGCATAAGAATAGCAAAAGCTACTTTCTTAGGAGCAACTGCAAATAAAATATATAATTGCAATATAGAACAAGCTACTCAATTAAATAGTTTTATAGTTAATAATAAAGCTACTATAACATCAAGTTATGGAGTCCTTTCAAATAACAAAGCAACTTATCATGCTATTCTTTCACTTAATGGATTAAATAGTGCTGAAGTTTTAAGATATGAAAATATGTTCACTCATTGGATTCATATAATAAAAATGAATAATGAAGAAAACTATCGAATTGAATTCAGTGATTCAAGAAGTGTATATGCAAGAGGAAGTTATGCTCAAGCTACTTCAATGGAAGTATGGAGTTTTGGTTTAAATGAAAAAACTGGAACACCATTTGATTATATTCCTAATTAATAAATGAGCTCCCTCGTGGAGCTCTTTTTGTTTGTTCGCTTTTTTGCGACACTCCTGGCTTGTTTCTTGCGCCCTGGAATCTGCATAGATTTTTCGTGGTGTTTGTGTGGTGCGTTTTGTGAGGCGCTA